AGTTTTATCTAAACTCTTAATTTCAACTTTATTATTTTAACTTTAATTTCTATTATCAATAACGTCATTATTAACAACTTAAATAACTTCATTTAAATCTTCATTTAAATCTTCATTTAAATCTTTAATTTTAGCTTTTGTTTTAGCTTATTTAATAACTCTTTTAAGAGCTTTATTTGCTTTTGTTTGATTAGGTTCGTCTTAAACAAGTTTAAGACTCACTCTTTAACTGCGTATAACTTTATGTTATTAAGTTATAGTAAATTACAGTTTATAACTCTTATATAAAATCTTTTGTGTAACACAATATAAAACTTAAATAGATATGGTCAAATTAATACTATTATGGACAATATATGCAGTAATAACTGCAATATGTTTTATAAAAATAAAACAAATAGGAGATTCAATAAAACTTAAAGATACTATAAAAATAGTATTATATTTAGCAGTATTTCTATTTACATCAATATTAGTAATACAAAATTTGTAATATTATATTATTTAATAGGTTTAGCAATAGCTTTACTTATTAAATAATATATTTATTTACCTCATACAATAACATAATAAATTTTGGATATGTGATTGATAAGACTTTTAATAGTTTTATTAACATTATCATTATAATTATTATTATTAACAATTAAAAATTATTAGTTATGGCTAAAGAAAATGTTGCAACTGTAGAACAAGTTAGTGTTCAAGTTGAAAATGGTGCTGAAAATTCAAGTAATGAAACGGTTAATGTTGGTTATCAAAACTGCATTAAGAAATTAATTGCTGCTGGTTGTAAACGTATTAATTCTGTTAGAATTAAAAACGTAAACTTTACTGAGAAAGATAACTATACTATGGTTAGCTTTACTCTTAGTAATCCTATTCGTGGCTTTGTAAGTAACGATAATGGTATTACTTATCAAGAAGGTATGACTAATACCTTATTTACTTCTTTATATGCTATTGTTGGAGCACTTAAAGAAGATGATGAACTTGGTTGGATGGCTAATGCTCTTCTTGATAATCCTCAAGCCCTTAACTTGATATTTAATGGAGGTAGTATTGATATTCTTCAACAGGAAATTGTTGCTGGAGAACAATTTACTAATCCATTTAGTACAAGAAATGATGCTACTGTTCAAGTTTATGATCATGATGTTATTATTAATCACATTATTGGTTTTAAACTCGGTAAGACTGGAGAAAAGATGGCTGCAAGATTTGCAGACAAGTTGATGGGCTTCTAATTATAGCATATAATATTAGTAGTAATGATAGAAATATTATTACTACTAATATTTATATTGTTTATAATATGATTATTGTTGATATTATTACATTATTTATGCTGTTAAGCCTATAATATGCTTTTTAGCATGATTATAATCAAGAAGTTAAACATATGACGAAAAAAATATATTAAATATCTTGTATGGTATTGTAATTGTTTTTATATTTACAGAAAATATTAATCTTACTATTAATCTTTAAACAAACAAAATTATGGACATTGAACAATCTGTTGTTGAGAATTTAAGAAAATCTGTTAATGATAATGGTGTTAATTCTCAAAAAGAAAATGAAGGTGTTAACGAAAATACTATGAGACCTGTTAATGGTTCTTATAGAAGTAAACAAGATAATAAAGACAAAAAAGAACGTAAACGTACTTATGTTCCTGAAAGATATGCTAAACTCCCTAAGCATATTCTTGAAGTTGTATTTATTATTAAGTTTAATGCAGAAATTCGTAGATTTACTGCAAAAGGTATTATCAATACTTTATTTACGAGAGATGAAATTAAGGCTAAACGCCCTTATGTTAAGTTTCTTTGGAATAAGTTTGTTATAAATACTAACGGTTTGAATCGTGAGTATAATTATAATGAAACTTTTTTCATTAATAGCTTAATTGCTTCATTTCAATGTTTTGCAGAAACTGCACAAGAAACTATTAATAAATTTTGTTCTGAAGAATTAAGTGATGATTGTATTGCCGATATTTCTTCTGCTAATATTGACAAAATAATTGAACTTAATAGACAAAATGCAGATATTAAAACTGTTGATGTCGAAGAGTAAAATTTATTTAGTCTGAATCCCGTAGAAGAGAACAATATATCATTGATTTTCTTTTACGGGGATTCAGACTTAATATTATAATTATTATGGAAGATAATAACAACGATATATCTGTTGAAGTTGAAATTCCAAGTTATCTTTATGATACAGATTATGACGATGTAAATTGGAATGATATGCCAGATGAAGATGATGAAGAATTTGGTACATTTTGTGATTAAATATATGTCCTCAAAGTATGAGAATTAATGATAATTGAACATACTTGTTTTTAGAATACTCATAGTGTTAAGTGTTACGGTTAGTGATAATAGTAACACTATTTTTTAAATTATTAATTTAGTAAACTTATTTATTATGGAAATTAAAATGATTAAATTTGATAATTCTAAACAAAGTATTAGTGATTTAATAGATAAAATTACTAATAGTATTAAAGAGTCTTTTGATAAAAGTAAAAGCAATATATTTAAAGATATGATTGCTGATACTAAACTTTTTGTTGATTGGGCTAAAGATTATAATGAAGTTGACAATTTACTTCATCAAAATATTATTATTGCTCTTAACAATCTTAAAACCGTTAGTAAAGAAGAATTAGAACTTCTCGACGCAGACGAAATAGATAGTTATTATGAGCTTGTTGATGATATTGAAATTATTTTAAGTAAATATAGCTATTGTATTTGCAAACAAGTTAAAGATAATATTAAAGATATTATTAACAAAAGAAATGAACATCATAATAAATATTCTTATAAGCCTACTAAAGAATATTTAAGTAAACTTTGCAAAGAAGATCTTATTAATATGATTATTGATGAAGAAGAACCAAAAAAGAACCAAAATTGATATAATAGCAATAATACAATTATTGTATATCATAGTTTGTTTATTCATTGTTTCAATTTATTTTTACTATAGATATTCATAATAGTATTATTGCTAAAATAAAACTCTTTGTGAAAAGAGATGTTGTTATGAACCAAACTGTGGATTTACCTATCCGTTTTGACAGGGATTTGTTGTGAAACAAGTTCCTGTTTTTATTTATAATAATAAATATTATAATTATATTATTGATTATAATGTTAATCATTATGTTAGTTTATTATTGATTATTGAGATATAGCAAACTTAATTCGTTAAACGTTTTATAATAGCTAATTTTAGCTCAATGTTGAATTATTATATATTGAATAATACAAGTTATTTAGTTAAACATAAGTCTTTGTATTAAGCTAAAAACAGCTATCATAATATAAAAATATTAATTATGAATACTTGTAAATTATATACTATAACTGTTGGTACAGGATATAGAGGTGGAGGTATGGTTATTGCAGCCAGAAGTAAAGAAGAAGCTATAGGTTTAATTCATGTATATGAAGATAATATGGCTAAAGAATATATGGAGATTGATACATTAAAAGATATTGGTGTTGAAGCTAATACTGAACCAAAAATTTTATTTTGTAATTATTATGTAGTATAGTAAGCAGATATAAAGCTGGTATGCGATGTACTTCTCTACGGGGGAACGAATAGTGTGGCGAGGCAAAGCCGAGCCATTATTGTAAATATAAATAATAGTATTAATAAACAAATTAAATCACGTAAAGTTATGAAAAAGAAAAATTATGATGAAGTGAGTGTTATTAGAAGTATTACTAAAAAAGCAGATATTTCTATTGATTATGTTAATAAAATAGTACAAGTTAAAAAAGATTCTAATGAAATTGGTAATGGTACTTGGGGAAAGATAGATTATCTTTGTCATTATTGTGGATATAGTTATATTATATCTAAAACTATTAATAGTAATAGAAAAATTATTAATAGAGAATTTGGAAATGACGATGATAGAAAAACTTCTAAAAAAGAAAGAAAACAACTTAAACTTGATATGGTTAAGTCTACTAAAAAATTAATGAAAAAATAATCTATTAAATCTATTATTATGCCAACATTTGATTTTTCAGTTTCTGTTAAGAAAAATAATAAAGGTAAATATAAAGTTATTAAGGAAAAATATACTATTAAAGTTAGAAAAGCTAAAGGAATTGTTTTTATTGATAAAGACGGTTCTTATAAAATTTTAATGGAAGATAGTATTATTCCAATTAAACAAGAATGTTTTACTTGTAAAGGTGCTTCTAATATTTATATGCAAGAGTTAGAAAAGAAATCTATTCGTAATATTTATATTAGATGTGATAATCTTAATCAAGAACTTGACATTTTATATTATTTACCTTTTTGCGTAGGTTGTATTGTTAAAGGAAATATTGTTGTTAATAATTATGATAAACAGCAATATTTCGATATTGAAGAAAGTTATATTGATTACGAAGATGATAAAGCGACTAATATCTTTAAAGAATATAAAGATAATTATGATGAACTTAATCAAGCTCGTATCAATAAAATATTGAGAGAAAGAAATGAATGAATTTAAGATTGGTGAACGTGTAAATAATAATGATAAATATAAGTTTACTAATGACCAACAGAAAGCTATAGATGGTATTATTGATTTTATAGCTTCTCCTTTTAATCCAGCTAAATATATAGTTGGATTAATTGGAGCTGGTGGTACAGGTAAAACTTTTATTACTAAATACATTATTAATAATTGTAAATATAGTAATAGTGTAATTAAGTGTACTTCTTCTACTCATAAAGCATGTAGAGTGTTTAGTCAAGCTATTGGAAATAGACCTGTTGATACTATTCAAAGTACTCTTGGTTTAAGATTAGATTTAAGATTAGAAGATTTTGATCCTAATAATCCTCAATTTAATCCTATGGCTAAACCAAAACTTGATGATATTAAATTGTTATTAGTTGATGAGGCTTCTATGCTTCCTTCTAAAATTGTTAACTATATATGTGAACAATGTAAACAATTAAATATTAAACTGATATTTATTGGTGATAGTAGTCAACTTGCTCCTGTTAATGAAACTAAATCAAGTGCTTTTTATAAATGTAATAAAGTTTTTGTATTAAAAGAAATTGTTAGACAATCTGTAACTAATCCTATTTCTAATTTATTAGATTTATTACGAAATGATATTACTAATAAAAGTTATACTTTTTTAGAATATATAAGTAAAAATATAGGTGCTACTGTGTATAATGAAATTGGAGAAGGTTTTAGTATATGTAATAAAGTTAACTTTAATAATACTATAGATAGTTGTTTTTCAAACGAAGAATATACTAATAACATAGATATGTATAGAATTATTGCATATACTAATGCTTGCGTTTCTAATTGGAATAATTATATTCGTAATAATATAATAAAAGACGCTGATAAGAGTATTATTACTAAAAATGATTTAATTATGTCTTATGAAACTATTGTTAATGAATTTATGGAAATCATTATTAATAATTCAGAAGAATATATAATTAATGATATTGTTAATTTTGTTGATGATACTTATGGATTTAAAGGTTTTTTAATTAAGTTTCAATTAGTACATGGAGGAAACATTACTAAACCTTTATTTGTTATAGATCATAGAGATAAATTTACTATATTAAAATATCATAAAGTTATTACAGATTTAATCGAGACTGCTAAAAAAGCTACAGGTGGTACTCGTGCGAGTAAATGGAAACAATATTATGATTTTAAAAAGAAATATCTTATCGCTGCTAATATAGTTAATCGTAATGGAAAGATTATTTATAGTAGAGATTTAGATTATGGCTTTGCAATTACGAGTCACAAAAGCCAGGGTTCTACTTATGATGTTGTATTTGTGGACGTTAATGATATTGTTTATGATAAAAATGGTCGTCCTTATTCTAATCAAGATGATTTGCTTCGTAGACTATATGTAGCATGTTCTCGTGCAAGAAAAGAATTAATTTTATGTTATGGGAATTAGACGTAAAACTAAAAATATTAAATTAAGTGTTGAACATTATAGTAGTCAGCTGTTTATTAATAAAATAGACATTTGTTCTAATTGTCCTTTAAAATTATATAGTAAAGAAAATGATACTATTGTGTTTGGTACAGGAAATAGAGTTACTAATACTATGATTATTTTACCTTCTTATGATATTAAAGCTGATATTAATTATAATACTATATTAAAAATTGTACGAGATACGTATAAAGATATTACAAATAAAGAACTTCTTGAAGATTGTTATGTAACTCGCGCTATTAAATGTGTTAACAAAACAGATTTTAATTTGGAAAAAGAAGCTATTAAAAATTGTATTTGTAATTTATATTATGAACTTAGTCGTATAAAACCTAATAAATTAATTATTTTTGATAAACAATTATATGATTTTGGTTTATATAATTATAATAGAGGAAAATATATTGTTAAAACTGTTATTAGTCCTGCTGTTATATATTATGATAATCAAAATCTTAAAGATATTTTTGTAAGACAATTTAAAGAGGCTATATATGATACGTAGTTATACTTATGATGTTGAAGTTTTAAAAAACTTTTTTAGTATAAGTATAATTGAAGTTAATGATTATCTTAAAGTATTTAAAGATTGTTATGATGAAAATGATAAGAAAAAAGTTCCTATTCCATTAGTTCAAAAATATACTGTAAAAGAAATTAAAGAAAAACTTAGTTCAGTAGTTAAATATAGCTTTTATATTACTGATAAAGATGATTCTCAACTATTAACTATGCTTGGGTTTATTAACGGACTTAGACCACATTATGAAATACAAAAAGAGAATGATGTTGAAAAACAAGTTCCTGTTCGTACTGATATGTTCGGTTTTAATAGTTCTAAATACGATAGATTAATGGTTGCTGCTTTTCTTATGTTTTCTAATCAAACAGATAATACTAAAGAACTTATTACTAAATTATATGAAACTTCAAAAAAGATTATTTCTTCTCAAAATGATTATGAAATATTTAAACATGATTATTTACTTGGTACTTTAAGTAAGTATAAACTTCCTTATACAGATGTTGATTTAATGACTGTATTTGCTCTTAATAAAGTTGGCAAAGGAGTTGATAAAAATGGAAAAACTGTTTATTTTCCTAAAAGTCTTAAACAAACAAGTATTAATCTTCAATGGTATGAATTACTTGAATATGAACTTCCTCTTATATCTGATAAAGATAAACATTTTTATGAAAAAGATAATACTCTTAAAGGTATAAATGTTGAAAATCTTAATAAGTTAGTTGAAAAGTGGGATAGATATATTATCGATGAATGGATTGAACCTACTATGTATTATAATATGAACGATTCTTTTATTCTATGTGAAATGATAAGACTTTACATAGATGAGATTCGTTTACGTTATAGTACATCTTCTGCTTATGGAGTTGATGTTTTAAGTAGTTCTCGAAGTAATATTGCTGATAAACTTTTTACAAAGTTTTATAGTGAGTTTAGTGGTTTAAGTCCAAGTCAATGGCAAGGTAATAAAACTGAACGTACTACTATGGCTTTTAAAAGAGTTATTTTTCCTTTTATTAAATTTAAAACTAAAGAATGTCAAGAACTTCTTGAAGAAATGAAAAAAGTTGTTGTTTATTCAACAAGTAAAAAAGCTCTTAAAGAAGTATCTAATAAATATCCTGAATTTAAATATCTTAAAACTAATAATGATACTGGTTGGTTTGAAATAACTATTAATAAACTTGTTTATAGTATTGCAACAGGTGGACTTCATAGTCAAGATATTCCAAGAGAATTAAAGAGTAAGCTGGTTTATATTGATTCCCCCTCTACGGGGAATTTAACATTATCTGATTGTAAAGAAGGTGGTTGTAAAGATAAAGATGCTCCATCTATATGGGATATTATAACTGATGATAGTTATATTTATATACATTTTGATATTTCTTCATTTTATCCCAGTATTATGTCTGTGTATCATATTGCTCCTGCACATTTAAACGAAGGTGTTTTTACAAAACTTGTTAGTTGGCTTAAAGATACCCGTATTGCTGCTAAACATAGTGAAGAAGATCTTATTGACGGTATTCCAAAAGATATTCTTGCACAAGCATTAAAGATTGTTATTAATTCTATATATGGTAAATTAGGTTTTGAATCTGGTAGTCTTTATGATAGACTTGCTGTTCTTAAAGTTACCATAAATGGACAATTAATGATTTTAATGTTGTGTGAAGAACTTGAATTAGCTGGTATAGAAGTTATAAGTGCTAATACTGATGGCATAGTTGTTAAACTTTATAAGAAAGATAAAGATAAATTTGAATATATTTCTAATAATTGGAAACAACTCACTAAATTAGATGCTGACGCTGAAGAATATAAATGTTATATTAATAGAGACATTAAAGTTATTGGTGTCTTAACCTTGTGAATTGCTGGAACGCTAAGTAGAAATATATGCCAATCAGCAGCCAAGCGTCTTAATAAAGACGAAGGTTCAGAGACTATCGAAAAGCAACATATTACCAATGTTGAACTTAGTAGAGTAGATATTGTTATTAAATATCGAAGCGCAAGGCAAAATAATTATATCATAATTATGTATTTTCAATAAACATGTTGTATATTTATATAATTATTAATTAACTAAATATTATTGTTATGAAATTTACAGATGAAATACCACATGTTTGTTGTGTTTATAAAATTACAAATACTATAACTAATCTTATATTAATTGGTGCTACTACAAATCTTAATAAAAGAATAAATCATTATAGAAATGATGTTTATAGAGATAATCCTCTTAAACATTATAATAGAGAATTTCTTCAAGATATTATTTCTTATGGTATTAATTCTTTTATTGTAGATATTATTGAAAAATATGATAAAAATATTTCTAATATAGAATTAAAAAATAACGAAAGTAAATATATTATTCAATATAATTCTATAAATCCTAATATAGGATATAATTTAAGATTAGATATAAATGGTAAATATATTTGTAATAATTCTACTCGTATTCTTAAAAGTAAACAATTAAAGCAACAATGGAATAATGGTGTTAGAAGTAATCATTCTAATATTATGAAAGAATATTGGAAAAATAATATTAATAGAAGAAATCAACAAAGTAAATTTTTTAGTGATATTTTAACTCAATATGTTTATAATATTTATAAAGATAATATTTTAATAAAAGAACATATTTACTATAAAGAACTTGTTGATATAGGTCTTAAATCTGTTATAGGATATTTTGCTAAGGAAGATAAAATTCTTAATAAAAATAATAAAGATATTATTAGAAAAGTTGCAAAAGTTGTTTATTGTAAAGGATATAAAGTAGAACGTATTATGATAAATGTTTTGAAGATATAGTCCGATACTCTATGAAAATAGAGATTAACAAATAAGCAATAATTATATTGTTGAAGAAATTAATGGTAAAACTACATATAAAGGCGCTCTACACCCTAAAATGTATGCTATTGATTTAAGTAAAGGTTATGATATGCCTATTGTAGCACAAGCTGTTGTTAATTATTTTCTTTATAATAAACCTGTATTAGAAACATTATATGAATGTACTAATATTCTTGATTTTTGTAAGTCTCAGAATGTTGGGCGTCAATTTCATGTTGAATTTGATGATGGAGTAACTTGTACAGAACTTCAAAGAAATGTTAGATTTTATGTATCTAATCAAGGTGGTAGTGTAAAGAAAGTCAACAATAATACTCTTATAAAAAGTAATCTTTGTGTTGGTTATAAAGTAACTGTATTAAATTCTTTAGACGATAAACGTATTGAATATCGTAATATTAATTATAATTATTATTTTAAAGAAGCGTTAAAAATTATTGATCCTATTAAATTAGGTATTAGTACTAAACAAAAAGGTGATGTTAAAGCTAAACTTAAATCTGGTAAAATGTTGATTAAAAAACATTCTGGTATGTATAATTCTTTATTTGACGATAATGAAGATTAAAGAAAAAGTTATTCAACAAGTTCTTGATGGTTTTCAACGTCTTAAAGGTCGTGCAAGTTTTTATTGTTTTACTAAGGAAATTATTCCTGATATAGTATTTAATATTATATTAAAGTTTCATAGTAAAAATAAAGATGACGCTATTTTTATCGTTGTAGATAAATATGAAACAAGAAAGAAATTAGTTGATTGTTTTAAAGCTAATAATATAACCATAGAAGATGGTTATATTATTAGAATTTTAAGTGCTGATTATGTTAATCCTAAATATCATTATTCTTATAAACTAATTATCACTGTTGGTATAAATGATAAATATATGTTACTTAATCATTTATATTATAATAGTAAATTTATGATTAGTATTCTTACAGAGAATATTATGGATAATGATTTTATTACTCGTACTCGTGAAATACTTCCTAATATTGATGTAGATAATATTTCTAATAAAATAAGGAATGACTATATTCATTCCCCCGTAGAGGAACACAGGATTGGAGTGGATATGTCTGATACTGATAGAACTACTTATGATAAATATACTAATTATATAAATGATTGTGTTTCTATTTTTGGTGATTTAAAAACTATTGAAAAATGTAAATATGGAGATGAAGTTTTAAATATAAGTGCTACTGAATTTCGTAATAATATTGCTAAGCAAAATGGTTGGAGACATGATTTAGATACTAATATTGCTTTTTATAAACAAATTGATGATATTTATAATCCTAATATTTTAGAAGAAAAAGCTCGAAATTTTTATAGTATTGCTAAGTTAAGAAGAGATTTATGTACTGATAATGTTAATAAACTAAATATTATTAATGATATTTGTAATGCTAATAAAGATAAGAAAATATTAATTGTATCTAAGCGTGGAGAATTTGCTGCGCAAGTCACTAAATTTTTAAATGATAATAATCAAAATTTGTCTGTTAATGGTAATATTGTTTATAAAATTTGTGGCGATTATCATGATTGTATTGCTGATTGTATTGCTACTGACGATAATGGTAATCCTATTTATGTTAAGTCTGGCGTTAATAAAGGACAATTTAGAATGCTCAAATCACAAGCCCAATCTACGCTTAATGAGAAACGATTTAACAATGGGAATATTAGTATATTATCTATCAAACAATCGTCCAATGTAGAGCTAAAAATAGCTTGTGACATGGTTATATTCACTTCTCCGTTATGCGACAATATTGTTGAACTTAAAACTCGTTTTAGTAATGTTAAATTTGGCGATAATATTACTAAAACATATAGAATATATTGTAACAGTACTATCGAAGAAGAAAAGCTATTAAAGGAGAAGATGAACAATACTATTATGGTAATAAATGATACAGAGAATAATTTAATGATAGATGAAATTTCGGGCGATATTATTTTGTAGTTATAGAAAAATGTGTTATTATTGTAATGTAGTTAAACAAACAAGTGCTCATTGACATTATGGCAAACGATGAAAAAGAAACTAATGTAGTTGAGAATGAATCTCCTGCTCAATTACAAAAAGTCAGTGATAAAGTACCTGTTGCTAAACGTGAAGTTATAGAAGTTAATAAAGACACTATTAATGCTATTAATTTGTTTGATGAAAAACAATTAATTGCTGCTGAAAATTTTCTTACTAAAATTTCAAGAAGTGAAAAAGGAGGAATTAAAAGTGTTAATGAAGGACTTGCAATACTAATGCGAGCACAAGATTTAAAACTTCCTTTTAGTTCTTGTCTTGAACATATTCACGTTATTAATGGTAAAACGGGTATTGATATTCATATTATTAAAGCACTATTGTCAAAGGCAGGTTGTTTTTGGAGATGTGTTAAAGACTATCAACCTCTGTATGAATATACAGATGGCATTAATGCTTATACTGACGATAAACTTCCTGATTATGCTATTCGTTGTAAAGATAAGAAAGAAGCTGATGAATTAAGCGAGAAAGATACTGATAGAGAACATATTTATTTATATCCTACTCGCTATTATCAAGATTTAAATGGTAATATTTATAAAGATTATAATTTAAATTCTAAACAATTTGGTATTGCTATTAATAAACAACAAATTGCTGCTATTTCTCAATCTGGTAAAATTCCTGTAATTCGTATTGCTAATCAACCTATTGATTACGTTACCGAATACGAAATTATTAGATATAGAGAAATATTTGGTAAAGTTGTTGAAACACGAAGTATTGGTCGTTTTTCTTATCTTGATGCTTGTAATGCTGGTTGTTTTGAAAAAGATACTTATAAAAAATATCCGAAAGTTATGATTGGTCATAGAGCTTTTGTATATGCTGCTCGTGATATAGCTTCTGATTTTCTTATGGGCGTTATGGAAACAACCGAGTTAAAGCAAATTAATAATATTGATATTACTGATTCAGATATTATTGAAATATAAGATTTTAGTTATATTGTATCTGAATAAAATATAACAATTTTGATTGAAGATTTAGAAATTGTTATAAGAAAAGAAATTATTAATCTTCAAAACATTTTTAAATAACAAATTTATTAAACCTTTTAAAAACTTAAAGTTATGAAAACTGTAAATGGTATGAGCTTTGGATTTTCTGCTGTTAACGCTGGTCAAAGAAATGTAGCTGTTGAACCGCAACTTATTGCTGTTTCTACTGAAGGTAATTTCCGTATGACTCCTCCTGTAAGTCGTGCTCTTGGTTTGTCTTCTGGAGATTATGTTACTTTCTTGCATAATATAGATGAAATTAACGCAGCTATTGATACTAAAGCTGAAGCCTATACTTCTTTCTGTGAAGCTAATGGTTTGGAAGTTGGTTCTCCTGAATCTGTTATAGCTATTCATAAAGAATTTGATATGTGGGCTGTTGCCAAAGGTTTTGTAGTATATGATAGCAAAGGTAATGCTAAAACGACTACTGAACGTCTTACTAAACATGATAAACTTCGTTTTGTTTCTCAACATTTTGAAGAAATGTTAGCTTCTGCTCTTGAAAATGCTCCGGAAGAAATTAAAGACGCTTTGAGTCGTGAGGGTGTTACTAAAGAAGAACAAATGGATATTCTTTCTTCTTTTGTTAAACCTCGTGAATTACCTAAATATAAAGGTTCTAAAACTGCTAATCCTGCCGGATTGACTGGTACTGGTACGTCTCTTACATTTACTGATGCTAATGTTTGGAAACAGCTTAAAGCTGATATGGGTGATGAAGCTACTAAAATGAATCGTGTTTATACTATTAACTTGGACGAAATTCAAGATATTCCTGTAGATAATGGTCATGAAGTTATTACTGTTAAGGCTTATCTGCTTAAGGAATTTGTTGATAAAGCTCCTGCTCGTGTTGGTTCGAAAGAAGAAGGTGAATCTGAAGTAGAAGAGTAATTTATTGTTTGTCATAATAGATTTTTTAATATTGCCCGATAATATATTTTTAATAAGTATGTTATCGGGCATATTAGTATAAATTAAGCTTAATTTTTAAAAATGAATTTTTATGTCAAAAGAAACAGTTAATCAAGAAACTCCTATTGAAGAAGTTAAAAAAGTATCTCGTCGTGGTTTAGGTTCTGCTCGTGGAACAGCACGTCTTAAATTTGGTAATGATCAAGCTAAACCTAATGGTTTGTTTTTAGGTCATCTTGAAGAAGTTAAATATAGTACTATAACTATTGGAGAAGATAAAACAGGCATGCCTTCATTTAATGGTTTTGAAATTCCTAAACTTACTTTAACTTTTGCTTCTAACGAAGAAGATCCGAATAAACGTCATTATGTTACTAAAACGTTTACTGCTGTTGAGTCTAATGTAAACACTATTCCCGGTGGTAAAGAAGAATGGAAAGTTAATTCTGTTTTTGATTGGCTTAAACATGTTTTAAATGTTTATTATCTTAAAGGTCGTGAATTGACAGACGAAGAAGCTACTGCTTTATCTTTGACGTTTGAAGATTTTGATGAACAAGGTGAATATGTTTCTGTAGATACAGAAATTGTTATTAATGCTTGGAAAGTTTTATTTGAAAACTTTGAAAATATTATGAATCGTGGTAAAGATGGTAAACCTGTTTATCATGATAAAAATAATAAATTTATTCCTGTTTGGCTTAAACTTCTTCGTTATGTTAAGAGTAGAAAATCTTGGACTCCTATTAATAATGGAGATTTAAGTCTTCCTCAATTTGTTGGAGAAGGTTGTATTGAGATTTATCAACAAAACGCTATTCCTTCTATTAAAATAGATTTGGTTAAAGAAACTATTCTTATTATGAATGTTGAAAAGCCAAAAACTCCTAATATGCCTGCTGTTGGAGGAATGGCTCCTATGATGGGTGGGGTTGCTATAGACCAAACTATGAATCCTATGGGTGCAGATATTTCCAGTCAGACTACAGATGACATGCCTTTTTAGCATTAATTTATTAGTTTCTTAATTATAACTCCAACTATATTTAATTATATGGTTGGAGTTATTTTTTTAATAATGTTATAGTGAGAAATATAAATTCGAGTAAATTAACAAAACAAACTATTTTAGATAAAATTTCTCAAATTAGTATTTTTAGTACTTATCTTAATTTATCTAATAATATTATTCAACATTGTATTGATACTGGCGAATTAATATGTTCTCCTATAAGAGAAGATATTCACCCTACTTGTGGTTTTAAATATGATAATAAAGGAAAACTAAAATTTAGAGATTTTAGTGGTTTCTTTTGGGGTGATGCTTTTGATGTTGTTGCTTATATTATGAGCAATATTTATAATAGAGAATATAATATTCGTAATAAAGAAGATTTTATAAAAGTTCTTCGCCATATTACTTTTACGTTTAAAGATATATTTTATGGACAAGAAAAAGATATTAATCTTGTTAATGAAATAAATACAGCTATTATTAATATAAAACATAAAAAACCTAATATTGAATTAGTTGTTAGAGAATGGAATAATAACGATAAAGAATATTGGGATAAATTTGGTGTTCCATTGCAGTTTCTAAATATTAATTTTATTTATCCTGTAGAACAATATTACATTAATAGAAATGTTAATCCTGAACCAAAGTATTATTATAATACTAATGACCCTTGTTATGGATATTTATTAGGAAAAGATAGAAATGGTATTAATAATATTAAATTATATTTTCCTAAACGAGATAGAAGTTATACAAGATTTATAACTAATTGTAATCATTTAGAAGGTATTTATAATCTTAATTATAGTGATTATGATATTATTGTAATTACTAAATCTACTAAAGATAGAGTTAGTATAGGAGCAACACTGATGAGACTGTCTCTCCTCTACGGGGGAATGAATATAGATAAAATTGGAGTTATTAATATTCCTCATGAAACTTATAAACTTCGTCAGAATGAATATGATTGGTTAAAAAGTAAACTTAAAGATAATAAAGGTAAACTTTGTTCTCTTATGGATAATGATGTTACAGGAATAAATGAATCTAATTGGTTATATGAAAATTTTAATATTATTCCTGTTATTATTCCTAAAAGATATAAAAGTAAAGATTTTGCAGAATTAGTTTCTAATAATTCACTTAAACAACTTAAATCTATTATTAAAAAAGGAATTAAATATATTTATAATTATGATAAAAGACAAAGAAATAAAGATTCTGGGAATCTTCAATATGACGAGACTATGCCTTACTGATTCAAGTAGAGGTAATAAAGTAGTTATTATGGAAGCTATTACTGAAGAACAAGAAGCTCGTATTGATAAATCTAAACAATATTTTGGTTCTATACGTCATACTAAAGAAGATGGACAAATTATTGACGGAAAAGATATATATGTCTATGGTGAAATTAACTTCAATAGTGAAGAAGATTGCAATATACTTAATCGTTTTCATTTATTAGATAATGATAATAGTTTTGTTTATTCTGGTTTTAATTATGATAAAGGAACTATTGTTTTAAAAGAAAATAAAGTTAAATGGTATCAAACTACTAATAATATTAAATGGCTTCAATTTAATCATTGTTTAATTGGTAAACCTGAACGTATTATTATTTATAAAATTGATAAAAAGAAATTAGCTAATGTTAGACGTTCTATTATATAATTACGCTGTAGAAGTTATTATCGATGGAATTACTAAATTTTATTATTGTACTGATGATATAGATAACGCAAAAGAAGTTTTTAATAATAAATTTAAAAATGTTAATGGGCTCGGTCGTTTTATGAAAAATCATGTAATTGTCAAATTATATGATTTTGATAAAGATTGTAATATTGAATATTATGATAGTAGAGAAGAAAGAAGTTAATCCTAATACTTATGAAGAAATTAATATTATTATTAAAATAGAATATCCTAATATTGAATATAATGATTGGAAAAGAACAAAAGAATTTAATACAGACAATGATATTTGTAGTATTCTTGATAAAATATTAGCTAATCTTAATTGTAAAAGAGTTTATGAAGGAAAAAGAGTTATTATGACTACTTATCCTGTTTATCAAATGTTTATTAACGAGTATTATTATTATCTTATTAAAATGGCTAATCAATTTATTTATAATCAATATTTTGATAAACTTATTAATTGTCATATAGATAATATTTTATTTGAAATTATGAATGATTTTGTTCAAGCTCCTGTTAAACCATATCCTAAAATTAAAAATAAACTTCCTGAAAATAAATTTATTAAATATACTACTAAAGATATTTTTACAGGAAAAGAAACTTATATTTATGAAAATCTTAGAACGTTAGAAAAAATTAGTTCTAATAATCCTAATTTACTTGAAGAATTAAATGCTCCTAAGAAAAAGAAAGTTAAAAAGAAAAAAGAAGTTGGAGTTCCTATTAGTTCTATGACTTTTAGTTTTAAAAAAGAAAAATAAGTTATTTATGTTACCGTTTGATTATAATAAAGGTCTTTATAGGCGTAATAATTTTGGACAGCCTTGTGTATGGTATGCTCGTCCTTTAGATTATAATTCTATCGAAGTTTTTCATGGTATTATAGGTAAAACTATTACTAAAGATATTATTTATATTAGTAGAGAACCAAGAGAAGAAATTACTTCTCGTATTAATGCTAAATTAAAAGTTGGATATAAAAATCTATGGGATATAAAGGATAATGTTCAACTCCCCGTAGAGGGAGAACTATTATCATATCTCGATAAATATCTTCCTATTCATCGTACTACTGCTGACGGTACTCTTTTGCCTATGCTTGCTAAAGTTTATGATAATACTAATAATAAACTTTTTAAAAAAGTTAGTAGATATATTGGGCAATATAAAATTAATGGTCTTCGTTGTTTTATTAGTGCATATCGTAATAATAATGATTTATTTGGTTCTATAAGACTTAAATTTCAAAGTAGAGAAGGTACTTATTGGAATAGTTTACATGTTCTTGAAAGTTATCTTTTAGATGTGTTTCCTAAGAAGCTAATTGATGCTATGATTGAAGAACATTATATTCTTGATGGAGAATTATATCTTCCGGGTCATAGTGTTAATGAAATTAATCATTTTGTTAAAGATCCTACTTGTAAAGAAAATAAACTTATTCAATTTTGGTGTTATGATATTGCTATTGATGATGTTGCTCAATATAGTCGATTAGATTATCTTTATACTACTGTCGGAGGTTATTATAATATATTTACTTCAAAAGAAGATCATCTTAACAATAAAGATAAATTTATATTACTTCCTCAATATAATATTTGTAATGAAGATGTTGCTTATGAACGTAGAAATAAATTTATTGATTTAGGATTTGAAGGTCTGATTATGCGTAATCCTGAAGCTGAATATCAATATGGTAAACGTAATCTTAGTATGATTAAATATAAGAAATCTACTGATGGTAAATTTACTATTGTTGATATTTATCCAGAAGGTGTTAAACGTAAAGATATTCCTTTATTTTTACTTCGTAATGATATAAATAATGAAACTTTTGAAGTTCATCTTGGAAGTTCTTTTAGTTATCAAAAATATGTTTTAGATAATAAAGAAGATTTTATTGGAAAAGAAATGTTTGTTGAATATGGAGAAAGAAGTGGTGTAGCTCAAGTACCTTTTCATGTTAAACAAACTTATATTATTGACAAATAATTTATGAGTATTTATAATTATGAGATACTTAATCCTGTTATAAGTCCTAAAAGACCGTTTTATGATATAAAACGTAAACTATTATTTTTTCCTGTAAATAGAAGCAATTATCGTTATTATATTGAAGTTGCAAGAAACAATAAAGATACTTTTGCAAGAGAGTATTATGTTTTACTTAGTAATAGAAAATTTGATGATAATTGTAGAATTTGTCATGTTGATAATTATGGCAGATGTCAAATTAATCTAAGAGGAGAAATTAAAGATTACGTTATTCAAGAAACTAAACGTCGAGGAAATATTGAAATAGAATATGTTGAAAGTGAAAGAGATTATGATGTCTTTGCTATTATTTAGTGTGTTAATTATAGTGGAAGTATTTATAGTGCTTCCACTTTTTTGTTATTATAGTTTACTTTCTTACATAAAACGTCTATAGATAGCTGTTTTTAGCTTTATATTGAATTATGTTATGCTAAATGATAAATAGTTCAACGTAATATCTAAATAGCTAAAAATGGCTTTATATTGAGTCAAAATAATTAATATATTTCAGAAAAATATTATATATTTGTATTAAAGATAATAAAGTTACTTATATGAATAATAAAGATTTTTCAGATTATATTAGAAGCATAGAAGCTCTTGATGAAAATATTGATAAAGCTGAAATGTATGCTAAAAGTATTTATCATCTTGAAGCTATTAGGAATAGTATTAGTAATCCTGAAGGTAGTTTAGCTATGTGGAAAAATAATCTTGAATTAATTGCTGTTACTGAAATGCGAAACTCTGTTACAAATCTTATTAATACTCTAAAAACAGGATTAAGTTCGTTATTAAAAGAATAAATGTTTTTATATGAAAGAGTGTATTATTGGTATAGCTGGTCATAAAAATTCTGGTAAAGATACTGTTGCAAGTATGATTAATTATATATTTGTAACAGGTATTACTCGTTCTAATTATGCAGATTATGTTATACGAAGAAAAAGTATAGATATTTCTCATAAAGATAGAATTATTCATTTTGCTGATAGTATGAAAGATGCTATGAGTATTATTTTTAGTATTCCTCGTTCTGCTTTTGATGATAGAGTAAAAAAAGATAATGAATATTGGGATTATTTTAATCGTAAGTTTATTACTTTTGGTGAAGTAATTAGAAATAAAAATTATTATATATTTAGTAATCTTATTGATAATAATTTAAACAATGTAATACAACATTCTGCTGCTAAAAAACAAAATCTTTATATTAAACTTAGAGCACTTATGCAATATTTTGGTACTGATATTTGTCGTAATTATATAGACAATAATATTTGGATAAATTCTACAATGTCTAAAGTTATAAATATTGCTATAAGTAGAACATTATGTATCATACCAGATGTTAGATTTGCTAATGAAGCTAATGCTATTCGTAATAATGATAAACTCCTCTACGGGGGATTGATTAAAATTAATCGTGATAATCAAGATCTTGATGAACATAATAGCGAACGTATTAATTTTGATGTTGACTTTGAGATTGATAATAACGGAAATTTAATGCAATTATTTTATAAAGTTTTAGAAATATGTCAGAAAATAAAATAGGATTTGCTTTAGTACATGAAATTTGTCCTATTTGTGGTAAACCTATGAATGAACAAATACTTATGAATAGTGTACTTAGTAAAAAATATGCTAAAGAAATAGAAAATGTTCATGGTAAAGCTATTAGATATAGTAAAACTGCTTGTGAAGATTGTTCAAAATATAAAGATGAAGCTGTAATGTGTATTGCTATTGATGAAGCTAAAAGTGAACCAAATAATCCTTATCGTACTGGACAAGTAGTTGGAATTCGTAAAGATTTTCAATTATTTGTTGATAAACCAGAATTTATTATTAAAACAGAGAATGGTGTACCTTATTGTTTTGTAGAAGAAAATGTTGGAAAACAAATAGGATTTTTTAAATAAGTTAATATGAAAATAATTGAACCTTATATAGAACATTGGAAACAAGGTGATGACGTTAAAGCTCATGTTGCTAAATGTGCAAGAGTTTGTTATGGTAAAGAAACAGGTAATGATGATGTTACTATTAATACTTTGCTTAAAAAACATCATTGGAGTATGTTTAGGCATGAAAGTGTTTATGTTATAGGAGAATTTACAAGTAGACTTGTTATTGCTTTAGAAAGATATTCTAATAATCCTTATATTAATTGGACTTTTCATAATAATAAACTATATATTGCTACTAATGGTAATTTTTGTTTAGATTTAAAAGAATGTCAAGAAGTAAATACTCATGCTCAAATTCTTCTTACTTATATTAATTATTATAGAGTATCTGAAGATACTTTCTTTAATGATGAAATAGGTTATAATATGATGAGATATACTTTTTGTATTGTTACTCAAATTAGTACTTCGAGAGAACTTAATCGTGTTAGTCCTAACAATATTGCTGAACAATCTACGAGATATGTTTATGAAAATGATACTATTTGTAGGCCTCATTGGCTTGAAGGATATAATATTGTTCATAATATATATGGAAAATATATTGTTTATAAAGACGGTAAAGAAGATAATGATATAAATCATAAAGTATTTACTTATTTTCAAAGTTGTAAAAATTCTTTTGATAATTATAGATTTCTTGTAAATGCCGGACTTCATCGTCAAGATGCTCGTGGAGTACTTCCTATTGATACTGCTACAAAATGTATATATACTTATTCTATTAATGAATGGAAACATATTATAAAACTTAGAAGTGATAGTGCTGCTCACCCTAATGCGCAAATAATTGCTAATATGATTAAAAAAGAACTTGAAGGATTAGGTTACGAATTTAATTAAACTATGAAATATAAAAATATTATTAATATTAAAATAAAAGATTTTCAATTAACTGAAAATAATACTTATAAATGTCTTAATAAACAATTTGTAGATACTGAACATTTATATATTTTTGATTATAATAGAGGAAAAATATTTCATATAGATGTTCCTATAAATACTCAAAATGAAGATATTCCTAATATTTTAGAAGAATATGGTCTTAAAGAATCTGAATGTAATTATATGATTACTGAATTTCCTTGTAAAACAATAAATTTAACTTATGAAAATAAAATTGTTAATAAAGAAGATAAAATACAAGATAGTAAAGTTTCTATATAATTATTTTAAAAAGATTTATATTAGAAATATAAATATTGATGATAATGAAATTCTTCAATATGCTCATAACGAACTTACTATTTATGGATATAATAAAGATTCTAAATATTATAATGATATAATAGAAGTTATTGCTGCTATAAGTAAAAATAATAATATTAATTCATCTATTAAACATAATATTTCTGTTATTAATAAATTATGCGATAAAGTTCCAATTACTCCTTTAACTTTAAAAGAAGATGAATTTGAACAAAGCATTAGTTCTAAAATATTATATGTTAATAAAAGATATAATAGAATTTATAAATATCTTAATAAAATGTTTGTTACTAATGCTTTTTCTATATCTATATCTTATATTCTATCAACTAAAACTAAACGTATTATACCGTATAGTACAGATTTATCTTGGAAGTCTAATGTTTTTGAAACTAAAAACGGTATTTTAACTGGTAGATATTTTGATATTTGCTATATAAAAGAATGTCAAATTAAATCTGGTTCTTATATTCCTTTTAATACTATTAAATTAAAAGGTACTAAAGTTGAAATTAAAGAATTTATAGCTATAATGACTATAGATTGTGAAAATAGTGATTTAATTAGACTTTCTAATTTATATGATATTGATTGGAAAATAACTAATGCTTTTAAAGATAAAAATATTAAAAATATAACAATTAGAGATTATAATAAATATCGTAATGATAATAAATAGTAAATAAATATGAGTAGTTTATATAATATATCTAATGATATTCTTCGTATATTTAATGAAGTTGAACAAGCAGAAGGTGAAATTACCGATGAGCAATATAATGAACTTTGCATTAAACAAGAAGAACTTAAAGAAAAACTTGATAGTTATGTAAAGGCTATTAAAGTTTGGCAAGTTGATGAACAAGCTCTTAAAGATGAAAAGAAACGATTTAATGATAGACAAAATGTTTATAAAAATCGTATTGAACGTCTTAAAAAAGCAATGCTCGAAGCTGTTATTAACTTTGGTGAAACAGGTAAAAATAATAAGTTTATTGAACTTCCTAATATTAGAATATTTACTAAAAATACTCAAAGTGTTGAAATAAATGAACCCAGAATTAATATTTTAATTTATAAATTTAGAGATTTAATTCAAGAACTTGTTCAACAAGATATTCTTTATACAGGAGAAGATGTCGATTTAATTGGCATATTGGATAGTATTAATGCTCAATGTATAGCTGAATTTGGAGAAGATTTTTCTCCTTTTAATATGTCTGATTTAAAACATATTAAAATTAATATTTCTTATACTGATACTATCGAAGAATTACTAAAAAATAATCCAGATATTCTTCAACATTTAGGTAAAGAAGTATTTAGAACTGAAGTTGTTAATGCTACTTCTAAAGATGAAATGAAACGTGCTATTAATGTTTGTCAAACTTTAGAACAAGATCAACCTACAGTTGGTATAATAGTAAATAATCAATCTATTCAATTTAAATAATATGTTAGGAAAATTATATAAAATTAATGATAATGAAACTGGTTTTTCTTATATACTTAAACGAGAAGCTAATATAATATTAAATGAAATAGATAAAAATAGTCCTACTTTTCATTATAAAAAAGAATATTTTGATAATATTCTTAATATTTGTAAAGCTATAGATGAAATAAAGCCAGAGTCTGATGACGAAATGAAAGATATAATAGATACTATTAATAAACTTTATACTACTGGTTTATTATCTCCTTTAACTTTAAAAGATAATGAATTTAAATCAACAGGTAGTTTTAATTATAGAAATAATATTCGTTATCCTCTTATTTTAAAAAATACTAAAGATAATAAAATAATAAATAATAATGCTTATAAAGCTAAGATTTATAACATATATAATCATAATCTTGCAGTTAAAGTTTTTGAAAATGAGCCAGATATTTATTATAATCCTGCTATTTTTATTAATAAAGGAGGAGTTGTTACAGGAGAATATATTGCTATATGTGAAATAAGAAAAGAGGTTGTGGATAAACATAATTATACTATTCAAAGTATTGTTAATATTCCTTGTTCTCTTATTTTAGATAATGGCGATAGAATTATAACTGTTGACCATCGTGAACCTAAACTTAAAGTTTTAAAAGATTTCTATGAAGTTTATTTTAAGTTTGATAAAACTGTTCATGATAGAAAATATGATATTCGTAAATATGCAAAAATGTTAGCGTAATGAGTAGATATATTATTAAAGGTGTTCCATTTAGAACTAAAGGTGCAGTCAATGTTGAAGACTGCACTACTTCTGAAGAAGTTATTAAAAAAGCTGGTTTAGATTGGAGTGTTGATAAATGTTATATTTATGCTGCTATGTTATCTAATGGGAATGTTGAATGTCCGATTCAAGATAGCTTTAACGAAGATGGTGTAGATTATGCTCCTATAGATAATACTTATGGTATTTATCGTACTGATAAAAATATTCCATTAGGAATAGTTAAAGGTAGATATACAACTGTTCAAAATATTGATGCTTTTAAGTTCTTTGATAAAGCTATTGGTAAAAATAAAGCTATTTGGCAAACAGCTGGTGCTTTTGGTTATGGTAAAAGAATATTTGTTAGTGCCAAATTACCAAATAATATATTTGTTAAAGATGACGTTGTAGATAATTATCTTGTATTTACTACTTCTCACGATGGTTCTACTGGAGTTAAAATATTACTAACACCTATAAGAGTTGTGTGTGAAAATACTCTTAATGCTGCGATTAGAAATGCTGAAAGTTATGTTAGTTTTAGACATACTAAATCTGTTCATGATAATATAGATATTGCTGATGAAATATTGGGTATTACTAAATCTAAGATTAATTTTCTTAATGAAGTATATAATCATATGTATAAAAGTACTATAAAAGATGAAGAAGTACAAAGTTTCTTTGGTAAAGTAGTTTTTACTGATGATGAATATAGTAGAATTTATCAAACTGGACATAATATTCAACAAGTTATTATGAGAGATTTTTCTGCAATAAACGACGCTGAAATTAGTATGAAAAAAGTTAACGTTGTTGCAGAAATGAATAATTACTATTATAGTGGTATTGGACAAAAAGAAATAATTAATACTAAATGGGGTGCTTATAATGCTGTTACTGGTTATTATTCTAATATAGATAATTCTAACGGACTTAAACGTATGGATTCTATTCTTTATGGCAGTAAAGCTAAAAAGATAGAACTTGCTGGCAATATATTAATAAATATGTAACAATCTTTTAACAATAAAATTAAAATGAGTAAAATACCTTATGTTTTAGCAGACGCTGTTTATTATGCAGCAACAACTCCAGATGATGGAACTCTTTATGATACTTTAGTTAAAATGTTTGATACTTTAGATCATGTTGGTGTTAAAGTTTATCGTGAAGATGAAACTGTTAAACTTCCTACTTATAGTAAACAAGGTGATGCTTGTATGGACGTTTATGTTCATAGTATAGAAGAAAAAGATGACCGTGTAGTTTATCATACAGGACTTCATTTTAAACTTCCTGAAGATTATGAAATGGAAATTCGTCCAAGAAGTAGTAATACTAAAACTATGGCCATAATGCAAAATAGTCCCGGTACTCTTGATGAAGGTTACACTGGCGAACTCATGATAGTTCATAGAGCTATTGACGCTCCATTTATTCCTGTTATTGAATATAACGCTGGTGATAGAGTTGCTCAAATTCTTGTTCGTCATCGTGAACAAATTATTTGGGACGAAGTAGAAACTATTGAAGAACTTGGTGAAACTGAACGTGGAGCTGGTGGATTTGGTAGTACAGGTAAATAACAAAAATTTAATAATTAAATAATTATGATTGCATTTGATATTTTTTATTGTATCGTAATATTATCTATAATAGCTATTATAATATACCTTTATGTTAAACTTAAACAGCCAGTTGTTAATATTATTAATACTATTAAATCTCTTCATGAGCTTCTTCGTAAATTTGGTCTTATCAAACAAGATTTAGATAATACTATTAAACAAATAAATGCTGCTCATAGAGATATTGCTTCTATTAAAAGTATAGTTAATGAAATTAATGACGCTATTATTATAAATAAAATCAATAATAAGCGAAATATTGCTAAAACTAAGAGTAATAAACAATAACAAACAAATAATGAGCTATAAATGGTGATGATTTCTCTACGGGGGATTCCACGGAGCGTAGCGGAGTGGGTATTGCTTATAAAAATCAAATTGTTAATCTTGCAAATTTTGATGTTGATGCTCGTCGCTTCGCTCCTCGCGATTCCCCGTAGAGGAGTTGTAACCAATCATAGCTATTAATCCGATTAATTATGAATGTATTTTTGATTATATCGATTTCGACAATATTGATTATATTAATATTGTTACTTAGATACTTGATAGTATCTATTGAAGATCTTAAAGCTCAAATTGTTGCTTATAAAGAGCAAATTATTAAAGGTCAAAGTTATACTGATGATTTATTAAATGATATTTCTAAAGATGTTGAATATATTCGTGCTAATGTAAATCATAAAGATATGTATAATACATGTATTGAACTTATAAAAACTATACATAATACTTTACTTGATTATATAAATAAAGCTGGTAGACTTGGCGAAAGTACTACTCAATGTCTTATAAGTATTACTAATAAGATTGGATTTACTCGTGGAGATATTAATGTTATAAATGATAAAGTTACAGATATTGCTGTTATAGTTAATCGTATTAACGATAATACCACACCTAAAACGAAAATTAAAGCTAAAAATAGCTCTAAGAAGTCCGAGTAATATAATTATACCAAATCATAAATATATTACGAAATTAAGCTAAAAATAGCTATTGTAACGCAAGTTAGCACCCATAGAAAAGCCCGTAACAGACATTAGTTTGTTGCGGGCTTATTTTTTTAACACATTCAACTACTGATTAACGTTCAATAATAACTCTACCTTTAGAATCAAGATTAGCTTTTGTTTCAAAACTGAATTGAGGCATAGTTTAATTATGTGTTAAATTATTATATAATAAATATAGCAAATAATCTGCACCACAGCGCACATTTTATGTTAAAAAAAGAGTTAAATGTGCGCCACGGTGCAGATTTAACATTTCTAACTATTTGATAATCAACGATTTATAAATATTCTCTTATTAATAATATATAGCTACTATACGCACTATTATATGCAATATACTCTTGGTCATGTGCAAATATAAAAATAGCTGGAGAATGAACTCCAGCTATATAATTACCATCAATAATATTTATTTAATCAGGATTAATTTGGTCAGCAATATATTTACTAATTTTCATATTTAATGCTTTCTCATTAATTCTATAATAACTATTATTTTTAGTCATATTATTAAGTCTTTCAATAACTCTATAAAGAGGAATATTACGTTTAATAAGTACGCCAACTTTATTTTTACCTTTATAAATGCCAGTACTATAAACAGGATCAAAATCTTCATCAAATAGCCAACGAGCAGTATAATCCATAATCTTAATTAAATCACTTGGACCATTATATGCTGCAATAGGACTTGACCAAAGAGTTTTACCTTCTGAATAAAGACCCCACGGAGTATACATTTGAGATTCAGAAAGAAGTCTATCTGCAAGATATAATCCTGTAGCAACAATATTACTTTCTTTTTCATCATCGTCATCTGTCATAGTATATATAGCTACTCCTAATAATAGAGCGCTAAGAATACCATATAAATCACCAAGACAACGTTTAACAGCATTACGTTCCCACGGAGACATTAAGTTCCAATTAGTTTTAATATTGGTTATAGTATTTATTACAGCTTTAAAAGTATTTTGAACAGAAGCAACAGCTATGCCAACATATCCATCTCCTTGTTTTTTAGCGTCGCTAACAACATTTCTAAATTCTTTACTAAGAAAATCAACAAAAGCAACATAAGAACCTACTTCTATAGTATTAGTTTGCTCATTATAATATCCACGACGACGAAAACGTTTCATAACACCGGGATATAAATGTTTATGATATTGCATAACTAAACTACCCCACCAAGTAAACTCAATAGCAGCAGCACCAAGTTTATCATAAACACCATGAATCTTTTTATTAAGATTAACGGTTTTATTTTTTATATCATTAATCATATCTGGAGTAATTTCTGCCCCAGCTTTTGGAACAATTTCTCCATTCTTTAATTCAAGCAAATCGATAATAGCAGGTTTAGTTTTCCATTCTTCTTTAGCTTTTTTAATAGCTTGGTTTTTAGCATGAATATATTCTTGAATTATTTCTTTACTTGCATGTGCTCTAAGAAAATCTTCTACGATATTATGTTTAAAAGTATCATATTTGAATTGTTCAGTTTTATCTTGTCTAATTATACGTTTAAATTCTTTCAATTCTTCAAGTAAATCTTTATCTTTAGAAATAATAGAAACCATAGTATCATATTCTAATTTCCAAATATATTCAGAAAAACTACCGCAACGTTTAACACCATCTATATCATCAAATATTTTATTAGATTTAAGAACAGCAAATAGAACAGTATTTTGCATAAAGTGTTCACCACCGGATTGTAAACTATACATTAAATCGCGTATTCTACGAGCATATTCTCCAGCAGTTTCTCCACGAACTCTTTCTGTCATTGCGTCAAAATCAACAACTTTAAAATATTTAGTAAGAGCAACAGCAAAATTATCACTTTTATCTTTATACATATCAGCAATCATGCGTAAAGAATTATTCATATACATTCCGATAGCTTCTCTAATATCATTTTTACTAAGATTATCTCCAGCAAATGCTTCACCCATAATATTTGCAAAACCAGTACCGATATTAGCTATACCTCCAGTAACATTAAAAATCATATATTTAGCAGAAGTAATATTACGAGCTAAATCCGCATATTTATTTAATTTAGATTTTTCTTTAAATTGTTCAAAAATAAGACGACGAGTAAAATCATAAACTTGTTTTAAAGTATTATCTTGACTAATTGTATGATAATTATCTTGAACATCAACACTTGTACGTTTATTAATAACAGGTCTACCAGTAAATTTACTAATTTTGACAGCTTCAGTATTTTTTAAATCTTCTTGAAGTAAGTATAACCAATTTTTAGCTTTATTACGAGCATTTATAACAACTTGATTAGAAATAGCTTCTGCAAATACACTACGATAATCTTTATCAAATAGTTGTTTATCTATTTCAAGATTACGTTTTTTAATTTCTTCATTTTTCTTTTTAGTATCTTGAAGATATTTACGATAACTTTCGTCTGTTTCTCCAATTCCTTTAGGACGAATTTCTTCTAATTCTTGATAACCTTTACCTTTTAGAAGCTTAAGCATGTCATTTTCTACTTCATAATCATTAGCATAATCAACTTTAGCATTCCATCTATCTTCACTATCATTTCTAAATTCTAAACCAGTAACCCCTAATAATTGATTAACAGCCCATTTTGTATCAGTAACAACTTTACGTCTACGAGGAATATAACCTTGATCAACAAATGTATTATGTTTATTATGTTCAGCAAAGAAATCCATAGTTTCTTGAAGTAAACTTTGCATTTCTTTTTCTTTAGGACTTAAAGTAACATAATTATTATAATGCCCATTATCATGATTATAATTATTACTATATTTTTTATATTTTTTATTTACATATTCATCTTTAACTTGTCTTTCAGCATTTTCATTAGTAGGAACATAACTATAAGTACCTTTAAGAGAACCTTCTGGATTAACTTTCATATCAGTCCAAACTCGAAGTGGTTCAAATTTATGTTTATAAGGATTATAAACATGATTAGCTTCAAACCATTCTTTAAAAGTACCATTATTGCTTGCTTCATTCATAGCAGCATAATAGTATTCATTAGGAACAAAATCAACATTATTTTCTATAAGTTCTCTTGCAGCAGTTTTCTTTTTATTAATATATTTATCATTTTTTGGTTCTATATAACCATAAATATCATTATTTGGAGTATAATTACCATTATCATCTAATATAATTTCACCACTACTATCTAATTGACAGAAAATACTAATAAAAGTATCAAAATCTTTAGTACCTTTTAAATTACTTAAAGCCCAAGTAAGCTCGCTATTAAAAGCAACATCATTAGTTTTAAATTCAACTTCTTGCTTAAATTTTTGACGAATTTCTTTTGGTTTACGTTTACCTTTAATATTTCGTAAAGCTGTATATAAATTAGCAAGTTCTTCTCTTTCTTCTTCAGTAAGTTTAGTAAATATATCTTTAGCATGAATACGTCCATCTCCACCAAATTCAATAGCTGTAATAGTTTTTCCTAATAATTCGTTAATTCTACCTATAATTTTAATTCTTCGAGGATTAACTTCTTTTTCATTTTCACTTGGGTCACGAAGCATTCTATAAAAATTATCATCAAATATAGGAAGATTATTAGGAATATCTTTTATTAATATAGCTTCTCCAGCGTTACTATCATAACTAAAATCATATTTATGTTTAGTAAGTTCTTTTATAGTAGCAATATCTTTATCACTTAATTTTCGAGCATCAACGTTACCAAATTCATCATAAGCATTAGCATCATCTATTATTTTCTTAATTTTAGCACTTTTTAAATTGTCTTCATCTTTAAGTATAGAAAACGCTTTGTTAATTTTATCTTTAGCTTCTTTATTAAGAATATAATAACTATTATTTTTAATCCATTCATAAGCACTTCGATATTCAATATTTTCTAATCGTTTATCTAAAGTTTGAGTAGGATTATTTTTCTCATAATGTTTAATAATAGCTAAATTCTTTTCAAGATTTTCTTTAAATTCATCTGTATCATTATAGTCAAAATATTCTTTATCAAGAGCAGATTTAGCTTTAATAAAATTTCTTAATTTAATAGCACGTTCTCTTTCTTCAGGAGATTTAAGAGTTTCAGTATCTTTATATTCAGAAGTAAGTTGATTAATTTTCTTATCAATTTCTCTTCTTCTATTACGTTCTTGAGTAGTTAAAGCAATATCTGGTTGATCGTCAATAAATTTCTCATGAATATACTCCATATATTGACGATATTCTTCAGGAGCAATTTCAAATATTTCTCTAACTAAAGCATTCTTTTTAACATAATATTCTCGAATAACAGGTTGTTCAACATTATCAGCATACCATTCATCACGTTTAAGTTTAGCAGCAATATATTCTTTACTATCTATACCATATCTATCAAGAACATCTTTAACAGCATCAACTAATTTATCTCTATCAGTAAGAAATTTAGCTGTATAAGGTCTAATAAGTTGACCATTTGAATTAATAACATTTTCCCATCTAAAACTACCACTTTTAGCTAATATATTATCAAATCTTTTAAGAAATTCATTTTTCTTACGTGGAGCATCTTGCATTGCGGCTTGATTCATAATTCTATTAACAATCTTAACAATAACTTGTACTTGTTTATTGCTTAACATTGCAATATCTCCAATATTAGTTTCCCACCAACCAGAATCGCCAAAAATATCTTTAAGATTAACAACATTCATTCGTATATTAGGATTATTAGCAAATTCATTAGCAATATATTTATTAAACATATTATCAAATCCTTGTTTAATAATCGAAGAATTACGAATTTTATTTATAGAATCACGAATATTTTGAATATATCGTTTAGTATCTTCATCCATACCATCAATAGGAAGACTCATAATATTTCCAAAAGTATCGCCAAATGTAATAGCCTCAAGTAATAATTTAACTATGTTAGGAACTTCATCTGAATTACTTCTTAAAACTTCATATAAATCAGATTCTCCAATATTATATTCTTTATCACCTATAACATAACGTTTCATTTGTTTATCAATTATATTAGCATAACTACTAATATAATCACTAAGGATACGATATATATTTTTTCTATTATCTTTAATATCTTTAGAACGATAAGAATTTATACCTTTTATATCTAATTTACGAAGTGCTTTAGCAGCAATATCATCTCCACGTCTTTCAGCTCTTCTAAGAGCAGCAATCATAGCAACAGATGTTTCATCAACTTCAGTTATTCTATTAGCATTATCTATATAATCATCAGTTATATCAGTAGTAATAGCATATGCTTCATCATTAAAATTATCTCTATTTTCTTGTTGTTGTTTTTCAAATTCTTCTCTAACACTTTCTTCAGTAATATGTTCAATTCTATAATATTTGTGAGCTTCAGTCTTAGAGGCTAAAGCACTTCTATAAGCATCACGTTCTTCAATTCTAACTTTTTGAATATTTTCTGTATTATTAGAAGAAACATTATTAATTAAATCTTTATGTAAGTTAGATTTAAAAGCAGGAGACGGAGAATATCTTTTAATAGTAACAAGAATATTACCTGCTTCAGTAGGAATACTTTGTGTAATAATATCAGTTTTTCCTACTTGTTCGCTAATATAAAAAGAATCAGAACGTATAACTCCATAATCACCTCTCTCCTCTACGGGGGATTGAATATAAGCTTCTACATCTTTAAATAGTTTATTAAGTTCAGCTTTTTGTATTTCAGTACCATTAACAGAAACATTCTGAAATTCATTAACGTTATCTATAGCGTTATTTTCCAAATTAAACTTATAACGAGGAATAATATATTCTTTATATTTATCTTTTAATTTTATTTTATTATCTTTATCAATAAAATATTCTTTAGCTCCAATATTTTCAGCTTCAGTAATAATAGTATTATAGAAACTAATATCTCCATATTTATTATTATTTGGATTAACACTATAATCTCCTGTTTCATTAGGTTCAAGTAAATTCATAGGAATAAGATAAACTCCACTTTCATGTTTATCTATTTTATATAACGTACTAATTTTATTACCACCAGCACTTCTATTAACAACAATATAATCTTGAGGAGATTTAGCGTCTTCAACATTAATTTCATTAAGTAAAGTTTTAAATCTACCATCAAAAGGAATAAATATTAATCCATTACCTTTATTACAAATATTAAATTGAAAAGCGGCATTACTTATACCTTTATTATTTTCAGGTTTACCAAGTTTAATAGATTTACAATATTCTTTATGACTACGAATAAATTTATCAATAAATTCATCAGTAACTCCTGCTGCAGGATTATCATAATATCCAAATATTTCTCGAATAGCAGGAACAATTCCAGTTCCCATATCTTCTATATTTTTATACAAAGAATTATTAGTAATAACTTTATCAACAGCACCTCTTTTAAATTTAAATCCATCAACAACAAAAGCATATTTAATTAAATCAGTAATAGCAAGTCTAAATATAGGAGATTTATTAAAGAAACTTGTACCAAATTCAATATAAATATCGTCCATATTTTCAGCAGAATCTGTAAATTTAATACTTTGATGAGTAAATCCTTTACGTTTAAGTTCAAATTGATTATTAAGATTTACATTAAGATAATTAAAAATACCTAAATCTCCGTTAATATGTGTTTGAATCCAAGATATTTTTTGAGCAGGAGTAAGAGCGTTAAATTTATCAAGTTCTTCTTTTGTAGGATTAAATACATCTTTAATATCAAAATTAATTTTTTGAGTAGTTTCAAAACCAAATATACGAGAAATTTCAGCATTCCAATAATTAGTATCGTTTTCAGTAGATTTAACAATAGCTTCATTGTTATCGTTTAACCAGCCTTCTTTAGTAACAGTTAAAGGAGTATTAATTATAGGAACTTGAGAATATATCATATTCATCATATATTGTTTATATTCTCTATATTGTTTAGGAGTAAATATAACACCTAATTTGACTTGAACAGCATTAAGAATATTATTATAAATGTCATTTTCAGTTGGAAACAATTGTTTATTAACATCAACACTTGTTAATGTAGCATATTTAAAAAATGCAGCTAAAAATGGATAAACGCTATTTTCAACATCAATATCTCCTCTAACTAATTCATCTAAATTACTAACCTCATTTTTTTCAATTTTAATAAATCTCGGATAAAGTTTTTCAATAAGACGTTTACTTCCACACATTACAGTATCACCAACTTCATTATCAGTAAATCCATAAGCAATAACATTATCAACAATAGTACGAGTTTCTCTAATAGTTTGTTTTGCGCCAAAGTTATCAGGATTACAACAACGAAGAACTTTTTCAAGATTTTTAGTAGTTTTATTAATCTTATCAAAAGCTAAACAAACAGCAATATCAAAAACAGCATTTTTAATATCATTATCTTTTTGTGATAATTCAGAAATATTAGTTATTTTGGACGATTCTAAGCGTGATTTTAGCACTTTTGCATTCAACGTGAATTGTTGTTCCTGTATGGGCTTTTGCGTTGAAATTTTAGCCCCAAATAGCTCTCTATACGCATTTATGAATTGCTCGTTGGAGTTCAACGCCAACAATACCGATTCATAGTTAGAATAGTCAGTAATGTCAGTAGCACCAAGTTTAAAACCAGCTTTAGCAGCTATTCTCTTAATAGCTTTTTGAACAGTATTACCACCTCCTGTAAGATATAAACTATTACTTTCATTATTAACTTCATTAATAGTAGTAATAGCAGGTTGCATTAAGAACGCAATAGCAGTTCTATAATCCATACCTGTATCTATAAGAGTTTTAAATGTTCCAAAAGTAAATTCATTTTCATTAAAAATAGAACCTTCTTTAATAGCATCAAGAATATGAGCAGTAGTTTGAGAACTATAAACAGTAATTAGTTCACCAACAACATTACGATTATTATAACTATTGGCTAATCTATAATGTTTAACTCTTGTAGTAACAGCTTTACTAACTTCATTAGTTTTCTTACCATCTTTATCTAATAATATAACATCTCCTTTTTTAGTAACATCATTATATAATCCATATGCTTTAATCATCATCTCAGCATCATAAATAAATTCACCATTAGCATCTTTTTCAGTTAAATCATATTCAGCAATAATTTCATGACCTTTTCCTAAATATCCTTTAGCATAATTGTTAACACTATTAAAAGTATCTCGTGTAACAGAAAATGCTTTAAGAGAAGCTCCACCCATAGCATTTTCCATAAAATCCATTTGATCAAAAGGATTATAAACGCTACGATTAACAGAATCAGCTCCACGAGCTTTATCCATTTCTTTCATGGCAGACGAAAGTTTATCAAAATTACTTCGAGAATAATTTTCTTCTCTACTATTATTGTCTGCCATAATAGCAATCATAGCATCAAGAATATTATTATTTCTTACAACACGAGGTAATTTATCAATTTCGTCTAATTTAGAAAATTCATTAAAAGTTAATAATCCAGCTTCTTTACCAATATTAGTAAGTTCTTTATAAAGACTATCTCTATTATCTTTTTCTGTACGAAGTTTTTTAACAACATCACGAAGACGTTTTTGAAGAACTTTATATTTATCTTCATGAAATTCATCTTCAATATCAGAAGAAATTTTATTATTAATATTATCTTCTATATAATATTTATATTTAGCATAATCAGTTTTAAAATCGTCAGCAGAATATTTTTTAATTCTTTTAATATTACCATTTTTATCTTTTACAACTTTAAGCGAATGACAAATGCCGTAAACAGAGTCAACGTCAAAGTCAGAACCAGTTTGGGTAACCCATTCATCAGGCAACATAATAGTACCACCATAAACATCATCAAGAAAGCCTACAACTTTAACAATAGAAACAGATTGTTTACCCTCAGTAGGAATACGATAAGCAAGTTGAATATCAAGACCTTCTTTTTGTATCATTTCAAGAGCTTCTGGAGTATTAGGAATAAGATTACTCCAACGAGGAATCATAACTTCAGCATAAGCTTCTTGTTTAACTTCATATTTATTTTTATTTTCATCAGATAATTTATTATATTCAGTTTCTTCTATTTCAACTCCAGTTTCTTTATTAACAATAACTCTTGGATGATATTTAAGTTCTCTAAGTTTACCATTATTATCTAAAACTTTCATTCCATGACCAACTTGAGTAACCTGTGCAGCATGCCAACCAGGAAATTTTTGTCTTGTAATACTACTATTAAATATAGCTTGTGCTATACTTTCAAGTTTACTACTAACATTATTCATATAATTAGGCATAGCGGGATTACCAAATTCATCAGGAGTTAAATACTCAATAAAATTAGAATCCATACCAAGACGTTGAGCTTCAATACGAGCTTTTTTATAAAAATCAGTAAAATCTAATGTTTGTTTATCGCTATTAATATTAACTAATCTACCATTTTTATCTTCTTTCCAACCCATATTAAAAAGAAGTTTCTTAAAATCTTCTTTAATATTAGCACAATAGTTCTTAAAGAACGTATCAATATAAGGTTTAACAGATTCATTAGCATTATCACAAATCTTTTTAGTAATCTGCACACCAGCTTTATTTTGAGCATCTTTCATATGCTCTGGAACATCTTGCTGTTTATAAAGAAAACGATAATAGTAATCTTCTATAGCATTTTCATTATTAGAAATAAGATCTTGTTCAAAATTAGGATTGATATTTCCATCATTATCCCAAAAGGTTAAAACATTCTTTTTAGCAGCTTTACTCGTTTCATTAGTATTAACTTGTCCAATATCATATTTATGCATGAAATTATAAAATTCTTTAAGTTGAGTTCCTTCAAGAAGCTCAGGAATAAGAACAAATTCAGCATTTTTAATTTGACGAGGATAATGTACTTCAGTATAACTATCATATTTATGATCATAATAGAAATTCTTTTGTACTTGAATACGAGCATTAATTTTACTAATATCTATATCTTCAATTCTACGTTGACCAGTTCTAAGTTCATAAAGCTGTTGAAATATATCTTCATATTCTTTAAAAGTACCATCAGCATAACGTCTACGCATAAATTCTTCAATAGTAATAAAAGATTGTGCGTCATTAGTTTTGCTTGCTTCTCTATAACCATTAGCGATTTCAACAGCTTTCTTAGTAGCAGCTACTTCACCAAGTTCATCTTTAAGATAATTAAATAATTCTTGTTGAATATTATTAGCTTGTTTACTTGGTCTTACAGTATTATTAATAGTAACAGCTCTAAAACCATTACGAGCATATTTTCCAGCAGCATGTACGATTGCATAACCCTCTACGGGGGAATATGCATTAGCATATTTATCTATTGTAGTATTACCGAATTTAATTTCTTGTTTAGCTCCATTATAATCAACAGTTTCTTTAATTTTAGCACTAAGAGTATCATTAATATCAAATCCAGCGTAAGCAGTTCCTCCAGCTTGTACTTCTTTAGCACGTTTAAGAAAATCTTTAGCATCTTTATAAAATTTAACATCTCCTTCAAGAATATCATCTAATTGCATATAAGCATTAGCAGTATTAAGAACAAAATCAACTAAATCTTCATTACTTTTTTGTAGTTCTTGAAGAAGATTTTGATATTGTTTGCCATGAGCTACAATCTCTTTATTAAAAGATTTAATCCATTGTTCAACAATATTATCTATAACACTTCTTACTTCTTGAGTTTCATTAAAAACAATTTTACCATTTTCAATTCTAATAAGAGGACTATTAATATTTAAAGTAGCAGTATTTTCTTTAACTTGAACAAGTCCTCCGGCTTCGCCTACGGACGTTCCCCCGTAGAGAAGTAATGCACGTTCAAGCTCTTCACCAGCTTTATAATCTTTTGTATTAAATAGTTTTTGAAAGCTAAAGAAATTTCCACTTAGTTTACCAGCTTTAGGGTTAAGTTTAGTCTTTTCTTTATCAAGCCATTTACCTTCAACAAGAATACATTCTCTACCTTTATCATCATAAGTAGTTTTATTAAAATGTACTCTTTCAATTAATCCATTAGTGTCTTTACGAAGAACCCAATTACCTTTACTATCATTATCAAATAAATTATTTAATTGATTAATAAACATATTAAGTTCTCCAATAACATTTTGTCTAAATCCAGCAAATATAGGAGCAACTCTATTAATACGAACATCTATAGAACCATTTTCAATACCTTCTTGTTTAAGAATATCTGCAATATCAGCATAAAAATCAATACTAAGTTTATTATCATTAACTGACGAAATACCTTCTACTTCTATATTATATAAAATATTATTTATTTCACTTTCAATTTTATATCCTTTAATCCAAATAATATCAGGACTATCTTTGGTTTTATAAACAATAGGTATAGAAACAGTACCATCTTCATTTTCAATATAATAATATCTATTAAAATTAAGAGTAGATAATTCTCCTTTAATAGCAGAATAAATATCTTTAGCAGTCCATACATTATTTTTATTAGCAGCAGCTTTATCTTTAGCTTCTAAATATTTATCATAATTTTCATCTGTATTTTCTAAAGCATAATTATCTATTTCATTATGTCTTTTATCAGCGTATTTAGCAACATCTGTAGCTAAAGCTGTAATTGTATTTTTAGCATCAAGTTTAGGAGCTTGAATAATAAAGTTTTTAGGAGCGTCAGAAGGAGTACGAAAAAAATATCCAGCTTGTGAAGCATTTAAAGCGGCTTTAGAACTACCAATATTTTGTCCAGCAATAATAGGATTAAAGTAAGCAATCATAGAAGTAGCAAAATAATCTCCTTTAGACATTTTAGCATATAAAGCAGATTTATCACTTTGCATATCCTTAATACCATTAAATAAACTTATTTGAATAAGTTTTTGAGCATTGGGATTAATAGAGACATTTCCTCTATCATCTCTCATAAATAATCCTTCTTGAATATATTTACCATTAACTCCTTTAATTCCCCAAAAGAAACTATTATATTTATATTGTTCTCCTTTATTAATTTCTTCTAAAAGATTTCTTAAACCAGCTTGAGCGTCTTTTTTATTAGCATAATTAATTTGTTTAAGAAGATTAGTAATATAACTGTTATTAATTACATCAGATGATAAATTACCTTCAGCATTAACGCTATTTAATTCGTTACGTACAGCAGAATAGTTAACAAGTTTTTGACATATATTAACTATTGGCTCATTAAGTCTATCATAATTAATATTAGAAGAATCAAATAAAGGAGCTTCTTTAGTATATTTTTGTCCAATTTCTTCAGAATATCTTACAGCCTCATTATAAGCTTTTCTTTCATTATTATATTTATTATATGATTCATTATATTCTATAACAGTAGTTTCGACTTTTTGTAAAAGATCTGCTATATTGTTTAATAGTCCAATCATATTAGACCTAACGGGATTACTTCCATTATAAATAAATCCAAGTATTTCATTACGAGTTACTTTAGGATAATATTTTTTAAGTACTTCATAAATAGCTTCTTCTATTTGCTTATTTAATTCTTTAGGAGTAACATCGTCATCTTTAAGTCTGACAGCAACAATTCTATCGGAAACTTTATTTAAACGAGCAATTAATTCTTTAATACGATTAACATCATTTTCAGTATATAGATCTCTCATAGTACTACGAGTTGTATTTAGCATATTATAAATCATATAACTCATAGCATCTAAAGATTTATTAGATTGTTCAAAAGTAATACCAGATTCAGTAATAATAGACATTGTTTTAATAATCTTAGGATTACTTAATTGACAAAATATTCTATTAGCAAATACAGGATCATTAATACAATCATCTGCAATTTTAATTAATCCATAATCTTCAGCAATATCTGTTGCCATTCTTACAATACTATCTATAAAGTCATTAACAGAATTAAAATTACCTCTTGTATATAATTCTCTAATAATAAAATTAGCACCCATAGTAGTTCTAAGACCAATTTCATTATTAGTGTCATAATTATAAACTCTTGTACCAACTTCTGCTGGAGAATTTAATTTATAAATAGTATTAAAATATAATTTTAAATCAGCAACAACAGGTTTTTCAAAACTCGCCCAAAGTTTATCTTCCCAAGATTTAGTAGTTTCATCAATATTTTCAGCACCAGAATTAGTATAATCTTCATCATCAGTAAAATTTTCATTAGTAAGTTTATCACTTTCTAACACATTTTCAAATTCACCAACAATATTAACAAGTTTACTGCTTTCAAATGCTTTTGTAAACCAAAAATTAGGATTACGTTTAACTTGTTCAATATAATTATTACGATTCTTTTGTGTTATATCACCAAATTTATTAACTAAATTATATGCTTTATTATATTGTTGTCTTCTTGCTTCAGTATATTCTTTATATACTTCATTAAGTTTCTTTTTATTATTATCTACATCATTATCGTTCTTAATAAGTTGTTTAAGTTCTATTATTTTCTTATTAAGACGTATAGCATTATTATATACTTCTTTAAATTCTTTAATAGTATTATCATCAATTTCTTTATTTTGATTATAAACTTTTAAAGCAATATTATTAATATAATCTTTTTCAAGAGCGTCAATAGCTTTTTGAATTATTTTAGCTTTATTAAGTTTAACATTATTATATTTACTTGCTTTACGTTCTTGCTCATAAAGAAGAGAAATAATAGTAGCAGTGTCATTAATAGCAATATTACGAGCTTTAACACTACTAAATCCCATTAATAAATCAGCTTGACGTTTAGCAGCAGCTGTTGTAACATCTTGATGTTTAAGTTCATAATATTCTTTTAAAATTCGTCTAACAGTATTCTGTTTATTTTCTAAAATAGACTTAGTAGAATCAAATTGTTCATCTTTTTTACAAAACTCTAAAAAATCATCGCTCTGTATATATCCAGCAAGCACTTTAGCTTTCTGTTTAATACCATCAGAACAATATTCTACGGTTTTCTTAAGAGTGTCATCAACATCTCCTTTAATAACATAACCAAATTCAAAACATTCCATAACATTAAGTTTAACAATATTAATAAATAAAAACCGTCAATTATGATAGCTGTTTTTAGCTTCATAATCGACGGTAATATATAAGGCTTAACTACTTATCTACAAGCGTATTTAAGTTCGCCATTTCGCAGCATTTGAGCTATTAACGGCTTATCCTGCTCCGAGTAGCTATTGAGATAGTCTGCCATGTTATTAATTCGAGTAATATCCAGAGTTTCAGCAATGATATTACCGTCATTATCTTTAATAGCATTAATATCTTCTATATCAGAAGTAATTGATAATAATTCATTAGAATCATCATTAATAGTATTATAATCTTCATCTTCAATTATATCAGAATCATAATTATCTTCACCAAATTCGTTATCTTCTTCGTTAATATCTTCTTCTATAATTTCAGATTCCTTAGTAATATCTTCACCAACATCTTTATCAGATAATACTTGATTATCTTTAATATCTTGTTTTATTTCATTTTCATTATTTATATTATTATCATTAATATTTAATATCTCATATTGACGAGCAAATATAGTATTGTTTTTAATACTACTATCTTTTATATTAAATATTTTAAGTAATATATCAATAATCTTTTGAAAAATACTTTTCTTTTCATTATCTTCTGTAACAACAGCAACACCTTCTCCAGTATATTCAACTTGATTTAAATATTTAATAATATTACTTTGAGATAAACTTTCAACAAGCCATTCTTCAGCAAATACTCTACGTTGTTCATCTTCGGAAAGTTCAACATAACTATCTTTTTGTTTAGCTTTAATACGTTCAAAATAATCTTTAAAAGTAAAGCCGTTATCTTCAATCCATTTCTTAATATTAACAGCTAAATTATAACGTTCGCTATTTCTATCTTCATAGTTAACATCATGCTCAACAGCTTCAATGAATTTATTATAAGTTTCAAACAAATCTTCTATAATATTTTCTTTATCAAAAAGATTATGTTCATCAATATGTGCATGAAGTTGTTCATGAATAAGTAATCGAACTAATGTTGTAGTAGAAGAATTAGCTAAATTAGAACCAGATTTAGTAAATATAACAGCTTTTTTGTCTCGATTATATTTAGCATTACCTGTTTTGTCTTTTTTATCATAATAATAAGTACCAGAAACAATAGGAATACCATAAACATTTTTACCAGTAAGTAAATCAATAGTTGATTTAGGAATAGCAGCTTTTTCAAGAAGACGTTCTGTAGAATTAGCTTTTTCAAGAGTAGCAGTTTGAATCGTGTTAGCGACTCCAACAATTGAATCTTCCTCTACGGGGGATTGAACTTGATCAGGTACGGCAAGAGTAGCAACATTGATATACATAGAAGTAGCTTTATCAACATCGTTAAAGAAACCTCCGTGCTTATTAACTCCTTGATTTGTATTAAAAGCATTATTTTGAAGAACAAAATCTCCAAAATTATCATATACAATTTCGCTATCTCCGAGTTTAACTATAAATTTATTATCTCTTTTAAAGAAATAAGGATTATCTGTAGTATTACCATTACCAACATTATTAAGAGTAAAGAATGTTCTATTATAAATAGTATTATTAGTTATTTCTGTAGCAATAATATTTATAAGTTTATCGTTAACATTAATAAAACTTGTGGTTTTTGAATTATCACCTGCAGGATTATAAGTAATACCTGTACCTAATTCGTTTGAATTACCAGCTTTAAACTTATGTATAATAACGTTAAACTTAGAAGTATTATGTCCAATAGAAAGAATTATTTGATTATTAGAACTAATAACATCATAACCATAAAATATACTTGGAAATTTAGTATTAGCAGAATTAAACAGTAAACCAAGTTTATCTCTAATTTCTTCAAAAGTATATTTTTTATTTTGAAAACCAGTTAAAATATCAACAAGTTCTTTATGAAGATTTTCTTTAATTTTACCAGAGACTTTATTAGCACTTGTAAACATAGCGATAATAGGAGTTTTATCTCTACCTCCAATTAAGAATCCCATATTACCAGCAAGAAAAGGAGCAGTAATTTGTTGTTTCTCACCTGTTAATTCATTAATAGCAACTATACCATCTTTATCGCTATCAATACCAACAATAGCGTGTTGGTCAGATTTAAAAGGTAATTCATTAACGCCTTTTTCAGTATTTTCAATAATAGCATCAGAAGTTTCTTTTACACCTTGATTTGTTCCTGTTTGTCCAGCGTATTTAACAATAACCTTTTTACCATTAGCAGCAAAAGTTCCAATTTTATGAGTATTTTTATAATTATTAAAAATATTTTCTTTCCATTGTTCATAACTATCTTTATATTCTTCAATAATTTGAGCTAAAGGATTATAAAAAATAATATTTTTAAGATTATAAATAATACGTTTAGCTTTATCAACATCAGTTATTAAAGCGGGATCAAGTTTAATTACACCATCTTTAATAGCTTTTTGAATAACTTCACTATTATAGATTCTTTCATATTCTTCTTTAGTTAAATCATATCCATAACCTAAATCATAAAGATTTTTCTTATGGAATAAATCCCATAGTTCGTTTTCATTATTAAAAATAGCTTCAAATAGTTCATCTGTATTAGCTTCAATTTGATTATTTACTTTACGAACATGATAATTAATACCGCCTTTTGGCCCAAGTTTTATTCTATAACCATTATTATCACTATCTGGAACAACATTAGAAATAAATCCAATTTCAACACCTTTACGTTTAATAGCAAAAGAAACAATTTCATTATTTTTATTTTTTACAGGAACAATTTCTAAATCATCTCCTACTTGTAAAGCATTAACAACTTGTTCATAATCAGGACCTCTATTAACACGAGAAGGAACAATATGCATATAATTATCAATAAATTCAACTCTTTTACTTGCTTCATAAACAGCATTATAAAAATCTGTAGGATTATTAAGTAAAGTATTAAGACTACGCCTATGAGTAAATACATAATTAGTATTATAAGAATTATTAATAAAATCTTTTATATTATATAATATATGATAAGCAGTTTGAACATCTAAATCTAACATTTGCTTATTAGCATCATCAGATAATATTTCAATAATATCTTTAAATAAAGATTCGAGATTAATAATAACTTTTTGATTTTTAATAACAGTATTTCCTTGATGATCTTTAGTTTTAATTTTATTTACAGTAATGCCTTTATATTGAATATATGCTTCAATAAAATCTTTAATTATTTGGTCAAATTCAGTATCTTCAATAGTAGTCGTAATAGCGTTAACTTCGTTGTTATCATTAGATTTAATAGTTACTTTTTGTTTAGTAGCAAGAGCCTCAGCAAGACGTCTAAAAGTTTCAGTTTTACTATCTTTACGTCTTTCTAAAGCTCTAACTATTTGCTTCATTCCCATATTAACACCTCTTTGAGCAGCATGAGGTGCTACTTCTGGACTAACACCTTCTTCAATAAGTTGTTGAGTAATAGTTTCTATAATATTTTTAACTTCTGGACTATCACTACTTTTATTTAAAGCGTTTTCAAATACATTAGGAGAAGTTCTAAAAAGAAGAAAAGTTTTACTACTTGCAATACCTACAGCTCGTTCATCAATAGTAGGATCAAAAGATTTAGC